TTGGATGGTTTGAAAGAGCCTGTCCATGTATTCGGACAACATAATATCTTAGCATGGGAAAGGCGTGCCGCTGAATCGTTTTGTATCGATTTGCTTCTTGATAAATTCCCCTGTTTTAGGGATGTTGGTGGAAGCAGAGTGCGATGGCCTGAATTGGGCTTGTGTAAGCATGTTTGCGGGCCTATAATGAACAACGATGATTTGCTGAGATCTGCTAAAGATCCAAGGATATTCCCCAATTGCAACAAGCCTGGTGAGTGTTGTCCTGAACGTCGTCATATACCAGCTGCCATTTTATCACATGTTGACTATCATATGAGCATTCGTCAACTGTCGTCGGTCATATGTGGACCTACTTTTATAATAAATCATGATTTTGATTTGTTTAGGCATGGCGTTGGTACTTATCAAGATAACGGCGTAACTCATTATGAGGCTAAGATCGTTAATAAGAATGGGTTGATCGATATGACTCCAATTGGTGGTACACCTTATTTGCAACATGGGTATCATCATTGGAAATCAGAAGGATCCGTGGTTTCAGATTATGGCGCATTTGTGTATACTAGAGTAGGGTTTTTGGGTACCACTGCTATTTATTATTGTCATCCATCTGCTGGTGTTTATAATATGGATGACGTTAATAATTTGGTTACTAGCTCTACTGATAGTTATCCAAATATTGATGGGCACCGGGTTACCCGTGTTAACGGCACAATTCCTGCTGTTATGGGTTAGCCTGATTATACACATTATAGGTTTGATCATCCTGATGGCTCTTGTTTGAATATTTCTGCAGCCGTCATTGATGAGTGCGCCATGGCTATGAGTAGTTGTCAACGCGACAATAAATATGCCGACACGTTGAGGTCTTTATTGACTGGTAAGATGAAAGCGTCTAAGATTGATATGAGCGCTTTGAAACTTTGTTCCGTGTTGGTGTCTTTCTTGTCTGATAGGTATGCTGTTGACATTGTTCCTTATGCTTCTGTTATTAGTGGCAATCCCAC